TGGATGACTTACTCAGCTCTGCATTAGCTATACGAACAGGGCAGTTGCGTCCCTGAACACAGTCCCAGTCACAGCAATTCATAGTTACACCTGTTTGGTTATGGGCGCCCACCGTGTGCGCGGCTCATTGGCGTGCTTGATATAGAAATGGATCAGGTGGTCAAAGACTTGGACGTAGGTCATCTTGACGCCTGTCTGGTCATAGATAAAGTCCCTGATCTTGTCTATGTTCGGGTCAACAAACACCGTTATTCGCTTCATGCTGGCTCCTTGATGGGCGTCGCCCGTTTGTGTTTAATCTCTTGAGTCACAATGTCTAGCGCCCGCTCCATCTCCTTGACTGTGGACGCCTCTAGCTGGGCGTCATGCAAGTCCATTGCCTCATTGAGCGCCGCCATTTCATCAGCCTTCAGGATGAACCTGCCAGACTCTATGCCCCGCTTGCCGACTGAGCGCAGGGCAGCCAGCCCCGCACTGACAATCTCTTTGTACTCAGTCCCAATGCCCATGCGCCAGTAGGCTTCTGTAATGTTCATGCAAGAAATCAGGATGTCTAGGTCTTGTCTAGTTGCTTCGCCCTTGGTCAGCGCTGCCATAGCCCCGTGGTTGCGTAGCTTTAGCACCGTGATGGCGTCCCCAGTCTCAGCGATAGGCTTCAGCCCAGACTTGACCCAAGACATGGTGTCCACAATGACGCCCTTTGGCTTGTACTTCTTGTTGCGCTTACGCATCAGTTCATCCTCTTGACTTCAATTTCCATGTCCAACTCTTCAGCAATGGCTCGGATGTTCATAGCCATCAGGGACATCCAATGGGACTGGGTAGCCACCTGTGCCGCTAGCTCAATCACTGCGTTTTGCAGGTCGTCCAGCACAATGTCTCGTTCGGCATCAGTCATTGATGACCTCCAACATAGTGACCGCCACCCTGGGCCAGTCGGAATAGTATTTGGCAGCGTGCATATCCACCACCTGTGAGTCGTCCACAAACAGCACCCCATTGCAGGCATCCATCACCGCCTTGGCAAAGTTGTCTGCATCTGGCTTCTTGATGTGCTGTTCCTGACCGCTTTTAGCCGCCTCTGTGCGCTTTTTAGACCATGAGGCAGGTATCGGTAGGTAGAACCGCATTGAAAGCGCCACAGCCCCGTCTAGCGGCTCGGAAGAACCCATTGCATTAGCGGCCGCCTTCCTGACGATAGCCTCCCAGTCTGAGGTTTTGGCAGGGGTGTAGGTTTTAACGAACCCACCTCGGCTAGAGAACCTTGGCCTGCCCTTGGCAACAGGGGTGGCGTCAATGATGAAATCAACAACAAAGGTCATTTCTTTTTACCGTTTATCTTGAGCATCCAGCAAGCCACGCAAATCCACTTCTGCGGCCCCATGTCAATGCCGCCTTCAGGCACACGCATCTCTTTGCACTTGGTGCATTTCTTTAAAGGATGGCTGTTCGTACTGACTCTTGTGTGTTGTGGTCGATTCATCAATATCACCAGTTATTTCGAGTGCCAGATTTATAGCTGGCAACGGGAATGTTTGACCGTCTTTGATGCGGTCTAAGAGCCTTACTGCTTGCTCGTAGTTCATACAAAAATCCAAGTCAGCATCAAAACGATGCCAATGATGGACAGCAGATGGCTAGTGTTGACGCGCTTGACTTGCACTTCCAAGGCGCAGGCATAGTCGCTATGACCAGGGAACGCCTCATCCATTGTGCGGGGGTACTTGTAATCAATTCTCATTGTTGTCTCCTAAAAATGCGGCAAGCCGCTGGTCGGTGGTCTTGTATCTAGATAGATGCTCAAGGATTAGGAACTCCACAATGCTTGCCTGTGAGCGCCGCTGTTCAACGGATGCCCTTAGTAGAAGCGCTTTTGCCTCAGGTCTAACCCTAACAAGCATCGGAGTGAGTTTGATCTTTTTCATGCCAGAATAATACTTCATAATTGATATCTCCGTGAAATCATTTACTAAGGGTAAGCACCTATTTTTAGATGCTTGTGCTTGGGTTTCAGAGTATGGTACTATGCTTTCACAGTGATAGCAACATCACTGGACATCAACCTACCAACTACGGAGAGATGAAATGATAGGTAAATTCAAAGACTCTATTTGGGGAACTATGTGGCCAAAGCTGGTACGCAGAGGTGACCCACACACATCCGTTGAAGCTGCGAAAGCGGTGGACACGACACGCCTTGAGCAAGTCGTCTATGAGGTCATTGCGAGTCACCCCAACGGGTGCATCCAAGATGACGTTTTAGACATCCTGAGAGAACTTCCATACTCAAGTGTCACTGCGCGGTTCTCAGCACTGAGGCGCAAGGGACTAATAGAGGCAACAGGCGAAACCCGCACGGGTCGAGCAGGTCGTCAACAAAGAATCTTAAAAGCCACGGGGAAATAAAATGCCAAAGTTAACATCTGATACACAACTGTCCTGCTCACAACTGCCAGCCCTCATGGGGCACAGCAAATGGGCAAGTCCCAACGACATCCTGAAGTTCTGCATGACCGCCCTTGATGGCGGCGACCCACGCACAGAAGCTGGTGAGGCGGCTGACTGGGGCAACCTGCTGGAGTCCACCATTATCACAGAGATGGCGGCTCGGCTCGGGCTTGAACGCTTCACGTTCCCACAGGAAGCCTTCCACCACCCAGACGTACCTCTGTCTGCCAGTCTGGACGCTGTGGGGCATCCTGATCCTGATAGAACCATCATCAAGCACAACCCTGCCGCTGGCATCTATGTCGTCGGGGCTGATGAGATTGAGCTGAGTGGCCCAGGCGTGCTGGAATCCAAGCTGACCCGTGGCTACCCAGAAGAAACCCCGCCGCTGTACCGTGGCCCGATCCAAGTACAGGGTTGCATGATGTGCGCTGGCATGGAGTGGGCAGCCATTGGCACGTTGTTCAGCGGTGTGGAAATGCGTATCTATCTGTTCAAAGCTCACGAAATGACACAGCAAGCCATCATCAATACGGCTGAAGACTTTAACCGCCGTCTGCTTGGTTACAAAGCCAGTCAAGAAATAGAATGGTATCCCCCGCAGGATTCCAAGGACGCCGACCGTGTGTGGTCGCAGGCCAATGATGAGGCAATTGATCTAGGTGATAACTTTGAGGCGGTGGCTGGTGCAATCACTGAGCTGAAAGCCAAGAAGAAAGTCATTGATGAGCAGATTGCCCACCATGAGGTTGAGCTGAAAAAGGTTATGCAAGAGTTCAGTTCAGCCAAGGCAGGACGCTACACAATCAACTGGCCAATGCGCCATTACAAGGCTACACCAGAAAAAATTACGCCAGCAAAAGAAGCGTACTCAATTCGTCAATCGTCGCTCACAATCAAGGAGACAAAATGACTCAAGATGAACTCAGAAATTACTTTGCAGGCAAAGCGTTGCAAGGTTTATTAGCCAATCCAAAACTAGCCGATGAAATAAAAAAACACGGCGGGGCGTGGGGTGGATGGATAGAAGAATCTGCTTGGGGTTGGGCTGACGGAATGATTAAATTCAAAATCTTAAAGGAAGAGAAATCAAAATGAATAACATTGCCAAGGCTTTTGTAGCCGCCAAAAGGGAGTTCGCTCCCGCCCTGAAGACATCTACCAACCCACACTTCAGAAGCAAGTATGCCGACCTAGCTGGCTGTCTTGAGGCAGTCAATGAGGCTCTGTTAAACAACGGTATAGCCGTCTACCAAGAGACAGCAGAGGACGGCACAGGCGTGACCGTGGAGACTGTGTTCTTGCATGAGTCAGGCGAGGTACTGCGTGGTGGCAAGCTCCACGTTCCAGCCGCCAAACAAGACCCACAAGGCTATGGCTCTGCCCTGACCTATGCCCGCAGGTACTCAATCATGGCGGCGTGTGGCATCGCAGCGGAGGATGACGACGGCAATGCCGCCACGTTTCGCAAGACAAAGAACCCGCTTGATGCCGTTGCCCCAGTTCAACAGCAATCATCTGCGCCCGCTTTACCACTCTACATCCCAGGGAAAGATGACCCCCATTCAGAGCATCCTGACCTTGCTAGTTGGGCGCAGGCTTATGAGGCAATGATGAGCAAGATTGAGGGTAGCGCAAAGATCGATGTGCGTGAGCGCATGACTAAACTCAGGGAGCTGCGTGAAGCCAATGAGCAACGGCTAGAAAAAATGGATGTGTCTGTCAAAGCCAAGCTAGTTGCTGACTACAACTTGAGACTCAAGAGGCTCGGCGCTCAACAATGAATTGTCCCGTCTGCCACAAGTGGGCGACGGTGCTAGAAAGCCGCAAGAGGGACGACGGTAGCAAGTACCGCCGTTACCTCTGTGCTAATCTGCATCGCTTCAGCACACGCGAAACAGTTATCGTGAAGAATCAGGCAACCAAGCCTGTCAAGTAGACGGTCTTGCCATTTTGTTTGGTAGCCGTCAGCACTTGCTTTTTGTTATCGCCAGAGTTGTATGACACATGAACCCAGCCACTGTCAGGGATGCCTGGTGTGTAAAACTCCAAGATTACTTGACGGAACTCAAGGTTGTCAGTAATCCATTGAGCTAGCTCTGCGTTGGCAATGCCTGGTATTTCGATGTCAGCAGCCATGCCCTTGCAGTGGTCGCTGGTCTTGGAGCCGCCCACCTTGGCATTGACTTCAGGATCACGGAACCCTGAGTTAACCTTGACGCCCTTGCCAAAGTGATCACGGATAGGCTGAAGCACACACTCGCACAAGGCCACCATGTTGGCTAGCTGTTCATCGTTGGGTGTGTTATCCATGCCAAAGCGCAGGGCTGTCTCGCTTTTGGTTAACTCTTCAAGGGTAAAGTTTTTAGTTAGATGCACTTTGCTCTTCCTTTAATAGCACTTGAATACAGGTAACGTCGTATGCTTTGACATCAGGGTCTGCTTGCATTTTAGCCACCGCTCTGCGGTTGACAGCCTCGCACTCTTGCAAATACCGCTCGACGTAAGTCTGATGAAAGCTACACTCCCCGTTGGTCAAACAAATAAACGCAACGGGTATCCACAGCATTACTTCTTGCCCTTCATGTCGATGATCTTCTCAAGGGTGCGACCACCAAAGTAGAACGACATAATCAACATACCCCATTGGCCAAGCAATTCAACGTATGCTTGGTTAGCGTCCTTGCCAAATGCCGACATCATGGCAAACGTAAAGTAGCCAATCAGGATCGCACACAAGGTCATAGGACGGATATTCTTGGACAACCAAGAGTCACTAGCCATGTCTGCTTTTAAGCGCTCTGTGAGGTTGTTTTGCTCAGTCTCGTAGAGCTTGGTGTCGTTAGCCATCTTAGCCAACTCACCCTCTTGTTGCATCTTGACTAGCTCTGCCTGCGCCTTTGCCTTGGCCTCTGGGTCGGGGATGAGCTTGTCGATCAGCTTGCCGCCAATATCTAGTAGTCCTGCGATGGGTAGCATTATTCACCGTCCTTCTTGTTGCCCTGAGTGCCAACCATGATGCCAGACAGAGCGCCGACAATAAAGGTAGCAATAGGGTTGACCAGTTTAAAGAACTCAGCATCGTTTGGCGCTTGACCAACCATCGGCTGTGTTACAAACACCAGCGAGTACAGGACTACGCCAACAATGCCCACAAGGGTAAGCGCCATTGTGACGCCCACTACAAAGCGTAGCCACTCGTCAAGACTTGGTTTCATTTATGTGTCTCCACAAGATACTCGGTACAGGTTCCGTCTGCCTCACAGACAGGGGGATTACACTCGGTTGAGCGTTGATTCGCAGGGTCTTGACAGGGATACCGATACTGGTCTGAACATCCAGCGATTGCAAAGACTGCGGAAACAGTTACCAATCCAGCGCATATCAGTAGAACCCTTGTCATTATCCAACCCCGTTTTGCTTCCATTCGATAGCCACGGCGATCATGCCCCACACAGCCCAGATACCGAGCGCCAGGACAACCGCAGCTAGCGCGTAGCCAACCATGTCACGGCGACGTTGTTGCTGGTGGATGCGCTCACGCTCACGCTTGAGCTTGATCTGGCGAGTCATTTGCATAAGATCGTCAAAGGCTTGTGGCCCGTAGGCTAGCTTGACCATGCTCATCAACTCAAGGTGCTGTTTACGCATGGCCTCACGACGCTGGAGTTGTTCCATCGCCTCTTGCTCGACGGACTTGCCGCCGCCAATGCGTTTAAATATGGACGGCTTTTTGTTATCAAGATCAGCAAGCTCGTTGGCTTTGCCCATCCAGACGCCGATCTGCCCCAAGACATCTTCGACCTCTCGACCCGCCTCAACCAGTTTTTTTACCGTATTGAAGGCAGCGGTCGCCGCCATGAAGATGCTAATTGGATCCACGTTGTTACCCTAGTTTTGTCAGGATAGATAAAAGCAACAAGATGATCGCGCCAGTCGCACCAATCATTATTGTTTCTAATCGCTTAACTCGACCAAACAAATCCTTGAATTGAATTTTTACTTCGGTCTTGATAGCCACAACTTCTTTCTCCAACGCATCAATTCTTGTATGGGCAGAGGCCGCCGTCCGTTCCATTTAATGCTCCGTTGTTACTGGCTCTTCCATTGAGGCCAAAGATTTAGTCAACATCTCCATGAAGGCATTGCGACCAACCTGTAACTGATCGACTGCAAAGCGGCTGGACGCTAACTTGCGGTCTAAATCTGCGACATGGTTGACCAGCATTTGCTGTTCTTGGGTCAGGTCTTCAAATTGGTACTCAGTACCGTCAATCGAAATAGGCGTTGTTTTTTTCTCAGCCATTTTGACTTCCTT